GATAATGAGCTGGGTCGCATTCCACCTGTCGACCGCGATTTCCTTGATGTTGTAGATCTTGTAGAGATCCAGGATGAACTTCTCGATGAAGTTGTAGTCGATCACATTTCCTTCCGTCGCCTTCATATATCCCTGCTTCACCCAGACATCGTAAGGAACAGAGGCCCTTCGCACCCGGATCGGGATGGTGTCCTCCGGGACCCAGAAGAACGGAAGACAAATGTATTTCTCCGTTTCATCCCTCGGCGGGAACATCAGAACCAGAGCTGTGATGTCGCCGGTGCTGGAAAGGTCTAGACCTCCATAGCACTCACGACCCTTGAGCGAATCCAGATCAATCGGCTCATTGCCCTGATCAAAGACCTGCTCCGGAATGAAGGCGGTCGTAGAAGATACCCACATGTTGAGTCGGAGCTGCTTAAACACCGCCTCCTCCGCCGGATTTTCCATTGCCTCGTGGTAATGCTCCCGGACACGTTCAATGTCAATCGTCTGACCGAGACTTGGATTTGCTTTGTACCAGTTCTTCTCATCGTGCCAGTCCTCATCTTCTTCCAATCCGTAGACGACTGGATAAAACGTATGATCCACACGCTGCCCGGAGAGGATGTCTTTTGCCTTCTGGTGCAGCTCGTAGCAGATCGAGTTCTTATCGGTTCCAGCGGTAGTAATCAGGAAATATAGCGGCTGCTCTCTCGCATCACCGGAGCCTTGGGTTAGAACGTCATACAGCTTTCGTGTCGGTTGCGCATGAACCTCGTCTAGCACAAGACCAGAAACATTCAGTCCATGTTTTGTTCCCACCTCTGCGGACAGCACCTGGTAGAATCCGGCGTTACTGTAATTTACAATCCGCTTGCTGGCTGCCATGATCTTGGAGCGCTTTAAAAGCGCCGGTGTCATGTTTACCATCTGGTGGGCGACATCAAAAACGATAGAAGCCTGCTGACGATCTGCGGCAGCACCATAGACTTCTGCGGAGGGTTCGTTGTCCGCATACAGCAGGTACAGGGCAACTGCGGCGGCAAGCTCTGACTTTCCATTCTTCTTGCCAATCTCGATGTAGGCTGTCCGGAACTGCCGGTTTCCGTCGGGCTTTACGATTCCAAAGAGATCCCGGATAATTTTCTCCTGCCAAGGCAGAAGCCAGAAACGTTTTCCGGCCCATTTGCCTTTGGTATGGCGGAGCATTTCGATGAACTTCACCGCCCGGTCCGCTTTCGCCGCATCATAGTGGGACGTTGGAAGCATAAACCGGGTCGGCTGATAATCGGTCAGCTTTGGCATTTCCTTGGGTCTCTCCTCCATTAAGGATCACCTCCCAAGAGTTCCTCCATCTCATCTCCCGGCGTTGGCTTCCCGGCATCTGCGATCAGGCGGGAACGGGATGCCGGAGTCAGACCGAACTCGGTCGCGAACTTTCCCATCTGCTTCATGTAGGTCTGCGCGATGGAGACCTGCGGGACCTGCTGCCAGTAGCCAGAAGGTGTCCGGACAAGAGTGCCGTGCTCGGTGATGAACTCCTCGGCTTCCTTCCATCTCGCATAGGACTGGCAGTATGCGGCAAAGGCAGCCATATCGACTTCGGTGAGGACACCGATGGCTTCCATCTTCTTTGCCAGCCTGTGCCATTCCTTTCTGGCATCCTTATCGAGCCACTTCGGACAGGCAGGTGCTTTCCGCTCTGGCTTTGGCTCATTCTCATTCAGTTTTCTTTTCCCGGGATTTCCTTCCAGCTCCTTGATTGCAGTCGGAGTTGGCTTTCTTCCTCTGGTTGCCATAGGGAACACCTCCTTTCTGTCCATCAAAAAAGGACCGCCGAAGCGATCCTGTCCCATGTGGTGTATATGAACGAGAGAAAGAGCCGTGTGGCTCTCCTCCCGGATTTAACTTATTTGCTTTCTGTTCAGCGCCTTCTTGTCAATTTAGATCGTACAGGATGATAAGAAGCGCAAGCTGTGCGTTTTCCGTCTCCGGCTCGATATCCCAGCCTCTGTCGTATCTTGCAACCGGGATTCCCCCGAAGCGGATCTCAAGCTTGCTAATCTTGCCGCCGTCGATTCCGTAGTCCTCGCTCGGATGCCCATAGACCTTCGCGCTGTAGGTGAATATCTGGCTTTTAATTTTGATGCTTCCTTTTTTCCACATGGTCTTTTTCCTCCGTTTCTTTTGTGTGCCCTTTTCCTTTGGCATGTACATATATCACTCTGCGCCGGATATAAAGCAAGGAGAACCAACGCATATATGTGACAAAGATCAGCGGAAGAAATTGTGTGTATTTGTACGAGGAACAGGGCCTTTCATAAGGGCTCCGTTCCCGATTCTTTTTACTTGAATGGCACCTCCGCTCCGGCGATGCCTCTCGGATCCATCTGCATCGATATGGCATCCGGGTAATGGCTTAAGTGCGCTAGTTCTTCCCAGAGCCGGTTCTCTTCCTCGTACAGAGAATCATAAGCACCGGGAGGCGCCATTCCGCATCCAAGCTCATCATCGACGGCAATAAATGTTTCGATTTCGTCAATCTTCTTCAGGATTTCCTTTTTCTGTCTTGTCATGGCCTTCGTCTCCTTTCCGTGTTCCAGAAGTGGAAGGCCCCTCTTCAGGGCCCTCCCAATTCCCTTAATTCAGGATCATCTTGAAGGCGTGGCCTTTTTCATATCCTTTGCCCCAGAGGTCTTTCCGGAGGTTGACCTCAACCATCTCGCCGATCGTGCAGCCTGCCTCTTTAAAAAGCCAAAGCGTCTCGACCGCGTCCGTTGCCCGGCAGGAGTAGGTGAAGGCCTTGATGCCGTTCTCCTTCATGCAGGTGGTAAGGGCCTCCACATCCCGGTCCCAGATGATGTCGTCGAAGTCGAGGATCTCGTTTTCGTTGTCTCTTGATTTCTCGTAAGCCCTCCAGATCTTCCAGGCGATGTCACCCTTCTCATCAATCCGATTTTCTGCCGTCTTTGCAGCATCTCTTGCGGCATCCCGCTCCTCTGCAGTGGTGGCTTCCTTGTAGGCTTTCTTTGCTTTCTGAATGCGGTTGTAGGTTTCTTCGAAAATGTTTGTCATGGCTTTATCCTCCTTGCTTTGTGCTTGTTTGCCTTTTCCTTTGGCATGTACATATATCACTCTGCAGGCGATATATAGCAAGGAAATAAGTCTCATAACCTGCACAAAAATGTACCGAAAATCCTGTGCTTATCTGACATCTCCATGGAGAATAAAGCGGACGTATTCGTCCCGGTGCTCCTCAATAAAGAGCACCAGATCGTAGTAATTCCGGTCGAAGGCGAGGCGCTGCACGTAGGGCAGGTCGAACATGTTCGTAAGGCCGCTGTCTCGAATCGCAATAATTTGTTGCCTGATCTTCTCATCCATATCAGCCGGTCACCCTCTTTACGATATCCTCGCCATAGATCACGCTTAGTCCTGAACCGTTATCCCAGTGGACGAGCAAGGATCCCGTGTCATCGACACCATAGACAGTTCCTTTTGTGCCGATTGGCGGTGCCTGGATGTCGTCCATCTCCAAAAGTTCCACCCGAGATCCTACAGGATAACATTCACGCAATCTTTTTAATACCTCGTCATTTGGAAATCTCATGTTCTGCTTCCTTTCCTTCTGGATTGCTCGTTTCGGATTCGACGGAAGATCCGGCCTGTGCTCCCTTTTCTACTTCACGTTTAGCTTTCTGCCTCTGGTAAAACTTTCTGGCCGCCTCCTCATTCGGAAAGGCAGCGTATCCGGAAAGGTTCTTCATCAATATTTTTCGTGTCGTCTTGAACTCTGATCCATTCATCCCAAGGCGGGCGAGCCAAATGCGGAAAGCATATTTTTCACTCTCTTCATCGACATACTTCGGATAAATTCTCTTCTGTTCCAAGGCCTGTTTATTCATGAAGGAAGAAAGTTCTATGTATGCATGGATCGTGTCAGAATCCGCAAGCTCTGGGAACCCGGTAAAGGAAATCCTCTCATCTTGTACCTTAATACCAATCATCTCATCTCGATGATCCGAGAGAATCTCGAGCGCCTTCTCCAGCGTTAGGTCGTCTGCACCTTTAAGTGCATTCACAAGATCGATGTCGACATGGAAGTGCCCGCCAGTCGCTTTGTTGATCAGGCTTGCTCTTTGATAGATGAGATTAATCAAATTTCGAAGCGTACATCCGTTGTGTCCTTTCAGCGGCAAGGCGATCTCCACTTTCAGTTGTTCCGGTTCGTCTTCCGTATTCGGTAACCGGATCAGGCCTTCTGCATCAAGCGTCTGAAGAATCGCTTCATCGGCTTTGTCATCCTCCACCGTGAGGGTTCCATCCCGCTCGACCGTCCAATCTCCAATTTCATATGCCATCCGCGGTGCTGCTGTATAATGCGGTTTCTCCCCGGTCAGCTCTCCTAAACGCGTCACCAGCTCTTTTCGTTCCGATGTACTTTTTTCAAATCTCAGCATTTTCTTGCCCTCCTTTTCGATGCTCCGGTTCATTCCGGTAACACATACATCACTCTGACGGGCTGGAATAGCAACTCAATTTGACAGATAAATCTGAACAAAAATCAGGTCTCAAAATTGAAGGAAACAGACGCATCCAGCAGGAAATCTTTGGTCTTCATCAGGATTCGTCCTGTCCGACATCCGCAGCTGCCTCTTCAAATGTGAGCTTCTGACCATCACGCACCACATATACATCTTGCGTTTTTCCATCTTCGTGTTCGATATATCTTTTCACGATGACGTCGACATACTTCGGGTCCAGCTCGATGCCTCTGCAAATCCGATCTGTTTCGCAGCAGGCGATCAGAGTGGATCCGGATCCGAGGAAGGGATCCAGAACGATTCCGTTTGTCATCGAAGAGTTCCGGATCGGATACGCCATCAGCTGCACCGGCTTCATCGTCGGATGATCCTTGGAAGCTTTCGGACGGTCGTACTCCCAGATGGTGGTCTGCTTCCGGTCCGAGTACCACTCATGCCTTCCACCCTTCTTCCAGCCAAACAGGCACGGTTCATGCTGCCACTGGTAG